CATAGTCAAAACCAAAATCTTCTGTGATCACAGCATCACCATCTATCACATAGAACAGCAAACTGTCTACCATGTGCGCGGCCTGCACATGAGCACGATGCAGGCCCTTGACACCATGCAGTCTCTTGACCCGTGGAAAACGCTGTGCGATGTCTTGCCAATTCTGCTCAGCATTGGCTTCCTGATAACTGATAAACACCATGTCATACATCTAACTGCACTCCCAGCAAATGGGCTATATGTTTGGGGCACTGTGCTGCTGTCAATGCTGTGGCAGCAGCAAATTGCTGCTCTAACCACTCAAAGTCGTTGATCTTCTGCAGTGCTGCTGTGTTATCAGCTCCCACGCTGGCAAAATAACAGACTCCAGCCATGGCTCCCTGACGACTTTCTGCAGACCATTCAGCAGTTGACTCAGCAGACAACCAGACCCACAGTCGTTGCCAGCTTTCTCCATGATCACCAAGCACCACATTGCGACACAGCTTGATGCTTTCACGAAAGGCACTGCGCCAGGTGCTGGCAGCATCATAGTTGTATCTGCTCACAGCTATGACTTCTGGTATGATCTTGATGTTGCCCACTGCTGTGGTAAAATCCAGCCAATGACCTTGAAACTGCAAGACTGCATCTGTGGGCCACAGCTTGACACTGCCCCAACCATAGCAAAGGCCATTCACTGGATTGCTGCTGTACCAAAGATGCAGATAGTGCCGGTCATAGTGCGGTGGCACATAATCAAAATTCCAACCGTTGGCGATCACAGTGTCAGCATCCACAGTATAGAACATTTCTGTGCTGCAGAGTTCAGCGCAGCGACGATGAGCATTGTGTATGCCTTGTATGCCATGCACGCGCTGTGCTCGCGGAAACTGCTGGACCAATTGATCAAAATTCTCATCAGCATAGCTTTCATTATAGCTGATGAAAAAGATGTCAAACGGTTTCACAGACATGCTTGGCGCAGTGACATGTTCAACATTGAAAACTGCTAGATCGCTGTGCTTAATGTTCCTGGGCAAAAGGTAGCACACACAATGATGATCAGAGGTGGGCCATGAGTGCACAGTGTGTCTGCGGCCTGGCTCTGGCTGCCATCCACTGTAAAAATCACTTGGTATATCCAGTTCTGCAGATATCAACCAATACATGTCACTGACAACCGTGGTGCTGCAACTGGACACAGCATTGGCTATATTGTCATGCTGCAGATATTGGGCCCAGGGATATCTGCGACGTAGAGCCGCGTAAGCTCTGATATGCCAGGGCTCTGTGCCCAGTATGACCATGTCACAGTGTCGCACTGCAATCTCGGGCCCAGGCATGAACTTGATCTGGTTGGGCCAACCTGTCGCAAGTTCATGATCCGTGGGTTTGAAGCTTTTGGGCAGGAGGTATATGCTTCTAAACTTCCAACCGTCAACAGCATCTCTGTCAGTTGGCCATGCATGTGGATATTGGCGATCCCAGGACTCAGGACACCAAGCAAAGTCCCAGTCTTGGGGTAATACAATGTCATCTGTGACCAACCAGTACATGCTGGTCAGACTGCGCCGGCTGGCCTCGCACGCTGCTTGACACAGTGTGGTCTTGCTGGTCAAACGCAATGCTGTGGGATATTGCCTGCGAAAGCTGTCATATTTGCTGTCATCACTGCCTAGTGCCCCAACCCAAAATATGTCAAACATCACACAGCTGCCAAGTGTCTGATGGCATCATAGCTGACCATGGGCCGCGGAGGGTTGAGATAGACACTCTTGTGGAACCTGCTCTGCTGTGCATCTAGATCTGCGATGTCAAGGCCCAAACCTTGACGCAGTTTCTGTCCCAGTATGGCACTGGCAGCCAAAGGATCGCAGTCTTTGACTGTTTGCCATTTGTTGGCAAACCAATTGTAGTCACTGATCTGTGTGTGGTCGTCAGTGGTAAGATTGCAGTCGTGTGCACCCTGTCGTGCGCCAAATATACTCCAAATGCCGTGCTCTACATCAGCACCAACACTGCACCATATCAGCAGCTTGTGCAGATTGTACAACCAAATCTTCTTGATAAACTCTGCAGGTGCTACCCTGCGACCATTTTCCAGGCTCATCTTCACACCTTCGCGATAGCCACTGCGCCAAGCCTGATAGGCGCTGCCGTTGATCACGCTGGTGCTGTGAGTGCCAAACACATCATGGTATTTGTGGCTCCAGCAGAAATCCACCTTGCTGGCATCATCTGAGCTGTTTTCGTGACTGTGCATGGTGCGCACAAACTGCTTGCTCCATAGCTTGAGCCCGCCATTGCCATAGACCAATCCATTGACATGGTTGCGACCTGCCCAGGTCCAGGCATGGTCATGCTGCTCGGGTTCTATGTTGATCTTGACAGAAAGAAAGCTGTCATGCATGCGGTTGTCACCATCAACTGTGACGAAAAAATCAGTGTCAGCTGCATCGGCACAGGATCTGTGCGCAGTGTCGAAGCCACGCACACCATGCACTCGTTTGGCCCATGGCACTTGATTCAACAACTCAGCATACAGTGACTCGGCATTGGGCTCGTCATAGCTGAGGAACACAAAATCAAATTCGCTCATTTCATGCTGCATGGTAGTTGACCTCATGATATTTCACATAGATACTGTAGGGTCCTTGTACATTGACCTCTACAAACACAGATTGTGTGTCACCGGCATGTTCAGCATAGGGGTAGAAATCAATTTTCTTTATGAGATAGTTGGGGTCGTTTTTCATGGTGATGTAGAATATCAAATTACGCACTCTGTTGCACACACTGGCAGTGAATCCTCTGTCAGTGATGTGTGACAGCTGCACAGGACTGCCCACTGAATCCACATGGCTGAATCTGCTGTCAAACTTGTCCGCATCCAGATTGATCAGTTGCCAAAATTTCTTGAATGCAGGCTTGCGTTTTTTCATATTCACTGTGAACTGATCATCGGACAGGACTATTTCATAGTCATGCAGTTGAGTCTTGCCCAAAGCCAGATCCAAGGCCTGCTGATGAGCCAATGGCACAGCAGCAAAGTGTTCACCATGTGTGTTTTCAGCATGCCAGCTCACGTGTTTGACCTTGAGGTCTCGACAATCAAACCACAGCCATGCATTTTTAGGTTCTGGTAGCAGTTTCATAATACTCCAAGATCTGATCTGTGAGAAAGTGCTTGAGGTGATAGTGCAAAGGCAGTGTCTGCAGATGATTGCCTATCTTGCATTCCAAAGCAGCGTTGAAAAACACAGGCATGTGCTGTAGCCAGTCCTCGACCACATGATGGTCCCAGCCCTGCAATTGACTTTTCATATGTGTAAACGTGGGCCAGGATTTGGCAGTGTAACAGTGCTGGTCCAAGTCCAACAGCTTGAGCACCACAGCAAATACCACATCTGTGCTGACATAGTCAGGCCGATGTTCGGGAGCCAGCACCACTTCAAACACCGCCTGCCAATTGCGGTAGACAAACTTGGCCAAGTTGAAGATTTCATGAGTTTCAGGTGTCTTTTTGAAATGCATGAATGCCGTGTAGATGTTTGGCAGCTGGTTCTGTGTAAACAGCTTGCGATAATAGTCACTGGTCACAACTTCAGCTTTGTGATTTCTCACTTGGTTGCAGATGGTGAAATCTCGCTGAGCCAGCTGATCCCACAACACAGTCATGTCACTGAAGAACAGCATGTCACAGTCCAGCTTGACAGTGTCGTCATAGGGGGTCATGTGTATGACTTTCCACTCATTCTCCAACTTCCAATTGGAGTCTGCAGCATCGTCTCCCCAAGGCACTTCTATGATATTGTCAAATGCCCAGGCATAGCGCTCTGGCACAGTGGTGCCTGGTGTGACGCCCACTGACAGCCACGGCACAGTCTGCTGGCTGACCTTGAGGCTCAGAGCCAAGGCATAGGCCAACTGTAGATAGTCTGTGTCAGCAGTGTTCTGAGCCAGTGTGAAGAATCCGCGAGGTCTGCGGTTGATGTCAGCTGAGAGCATAATTGACTATGTCCTCTCGGTGACGCAATATGGCTGGCTTGTTCATGAGATGTAGATTGCTGCTGCAGTTGTGCAGGCGAAAATCTCCCTGCTGAGGTTCACTGGTGATGATACAATGGCCCTGTGCAAAGGCATGCATTTCATCATGCTCCATGCTGAACAAGATGTGGTTTACGGGCAGCGGTGCCACACAGTCCTGCTCAATGAGATTGTTGGTCATATGCAGAGCTATGCTCAGCGCATAGTCATTGCGAAAATAGCCGCTGTGGCTGAACCTATAAAGATATTGATAGTAAGCATAGTTTTCTTTGATGAAATTCATCAGCTCAAACACCAGTCTAGCCCTGTCAGTCTTGCGAAAATACACAGCTGTGGCCCAATACAGCGGTATACTCATCTCATTGAAGCGGTTATCAAAACCAAATTTGTTGCAAGCATGGTCCAAATCCCTGGTATGGCGATTGCACATGAAATCTTCTGTGGTGCCCCAGACCAAATCCATGCTGTTGTCCAACATGAGATAATCTGAATCCAGCAGCAGTGTCTCGTCAAAAGGACTCAGTTCGTAAACACTGGCACGCCCGGTGTTGCGATAGATTTCTGTAAAGGTGGTATAGCGAGTGTCATGGAATCTGCGTTTGCCAACATTGAGGTCATCTGGCTCATGTATGATTTGGTAATCAAACGCACAGTCTATCACAGATTTGCTGTAGAATCCATACAGATGATCTATAGAAGCCTGATCAGCTATGAGAGCCACGCTGCGAC